CTATCACTACTATCACTACTATCACTACTATCACTACTATCACTACTAGATTCGGTGCTAGAAACCGCATCTCCTCCTATAGTAATTGTGCCTACACTTCCAGATATTAATAAATTATTTATTAGATCCAAATTAAAAGGATTACTAAAACCTACAGGGTCAAACCCATACTGATAACTTCTGGAATCTGATTCTGCAAATCGTGTTAAATCTGGTCGTGGGTTTCTCAGAGCTTGAGGGTCGTTAACAGGAAACATACCGAGTTGTAATTGTGGCTGATCCTGCTCAAAGCACTCTGGGCATACCAGAATATTAACACTTTTTGTCTTTATTGTAAGCTGTTTTAATTCCTTTAATTTATACCTAAAACCGCATCTATCGCACTCTGCGATAGCTCTTTTACCTCTTGCGTAGTTAGATCCCATATCAATATAAAAACTCTCTCGGCGCTAATCGCAAAGGAGCTTTCTCTCTATCTTCACTAGAAGCTATCATCCACTGCTCTTCATAGTCTTGTTTTAACATCTGTATTCTGTCGGTTGCTTCTGGTATTTTTAAAGAAAGATAATACGCTAACCCTGATACCAAGCAAGGCAACATTCTAAATGGTATGTCTGGTGTGTTAACACCATTACCTGCGTCCTGTATTCTTCTCATTCTAAAGTACACAAGAGTATAAAAATTACTCTGATCTGGCGTAGGCCATATCTTTATCTGTGGAGTTTGAACAACATCAGAAGAATTGGTAGCTCCAGACTTCCTGTCAATGAATATCTGTATGGGTCGGCCTGTCGCATTTTTGTTTGGTATAGAAGCATATGTACTTACAGATATACGACTAATTGTTAGATCTTGTTGATTTGTACCTGAACCTGTTCTTACCTGATGCTCTAACAAATCTATAGTGTCTACGGGGAGGTCATATGCAATAGTGCCTTGGGTCAAAGGTATAGTGCCTTCTTCTATTGTCCACAAGTTTATGCCTCGGTTAGCCCAGTCAATAGTTAATAAATTCAAAGAACGTCTGGCTGTTTTAAGGTCATATCCAGTACGCATCTCGGTTCCACATCGTGAAAACGCTTCTTCTGCTAATTCATTAAGATCTAAATTAAAACTTGTTGTGTCTGTAGTAGCCATTATTTCTTTGCTTTCACGCTATTTATATATTTTCTGTAAACGCCAGCAGCATCTTTTTTCCCCATAACTCTGGCTCTTTGCTCCATAGCGATAGCAGCTTGTATCTTATGTGCCTTTGATCTACCGCTATTTCTAATCTTACTTACACTTTTTACTGCATCCTCTCGTGTGGCAAACTTTAATCCTTTTATCGTACCCTTGGGGTTCTCATCCGTATATAAATCAGAATGCTTCTTAGACCTTGCGGGTTGACCGGGTTTTCTTGGTATTCTTGGATTTGATTTCCGCACGTTTCTTTCTTCCTTGGCAATGCGCCCTTTGACTAAACCCTTTTGGATTTTTACAGTCAATAGAGCGCTTGTACTTTTTACTCCACACTATTTTTCTTTTTTAGATAGTATATCTTTCCACCAATCTAAACTTGTTGCACAGTGGTCTATAACTGCTTTAGCAGCACGAGAATTAAGATCTATAGCGCTTTTTGCTTGCTCAATACCATATTTCTGAGCTTGTTGTAATGTATTAAAAATAACTTCCATAGTAGTCTCCTTTAGTTAAGATTTATCATATAGTAAAGTTTTGTTTTTTTCTTTTTCTAACTCTTCTATCCTATTTTTTAATTCTTTTATTTCTTTGTCTCGACCATCTAGTTTTAAAATTAAACTGTGTGTTGTTTCAGTCATTAATTCAAAATACTTTAGCTGATGCTGACTTCGATCACGAAGATCGTTTTTCATTATTTCATATAATCTTTCAGACGCTTCAAGCTGCTTTTGTATAAAACTAAACTTTCCTTCCACCCTTAGTTCCTTTCTTTTTTTTAACAATTGTTGCTACATTTCTAGGTTTCCCACCCGGATTACCTGCTGCCCTTTTTCTCTGAACAGCAGACTTGCGTTGCGCCGCAGTCATAGATTTAGCTTTTGACCTTGGCACACATTTTGGATATGCTCGCTTACTATCTCCTTTTGCAGACTTGCGTCCACAGGCTTGGTATTTACCTTTCTTTTTAGGCGCACCAATATCAACCCAGTCGCCTTTTTTACCTTTACCAAACCATTCTTTGAGAGACATTATCTGTACCCTCCTCCTCTTTTCTTATACTCCCTAACCAACCAACCATTTGCATAAGCACTAGGATAAACCTTGAACTTACGTTTTGCTTCAGCTTTTACACGAGAATACAAAGCTGGATTCGTAGGTTTAGAACCCGACTTCTTTTTAGTAGTTTTTTTCTTTTTAACAGCCATTATACTTTTCTTCCTCTTGTCTTACCTCTTTTCGCAATACCATCAGCTCTGGTTACTTTTGTACCACCACGAGCGCCACCCTTTGTACCACCTTTAGTTGCAACACCACCAGCTTTATAGCCTTTAGCCATCATACCACCAGCTTTGTAACCTTTAGCCATACCACCACCAGCCATCTTAACAGAACCACCTTTAGCCATTACTGCACCGCCTTTAGCCATCTTAACGGAACCGCCTTTAGCCATTACTGCACCGCCTTTAGCCATTCCTTTAGCTGCCATACCACCTTTTGCCATTTTAATAGCGCCACCTTTAGCTGCTTTCTTTAAATCTCTAGGCCCCTCACCGTCCATAGCGAAACTTGGAACCATTTTACCTGTTTTTGGATCTCTAACCATAGGCATTTTAGCCATCTTCATCTCCTTTGTATAAATTATTAAATGTTATTTCTGGATCCATGTACGAATCATCTTGCTCCGCACAATGCGTATGTTGGCTGGGTCTGAAATCAGGTGCGCCTTCACCTGTAACCCAAAGAGCAGGACTTGTAACTCTGACTCTATTGTTGGGTAATGCAACCATGTTCCCGGCCCAAGGTCCGTCCGTTAACACCATAACGTGACTCTGCTTGTGTTGGGCTGGACAGTCTGCGATTTCACTTCTGGTGTAATCGACTGTAAATAAATATCTCGATGTATGAAACTCCCCGGCGATCTTACATAACCATGGGCTAGGCTTACACCTGTCAAAGGACACAATGGAGTGGTAATGCGATGGACAGTCCCACGGCTGTGCGAGGTGGGTTTCCATTCTTTCCGGCCACTCATCCAATGGGATGTCCCCACATAAGGCTGTGATTGGCATCCTTGCCCACATTGCTCCGCCATGAGGTCCGACTTCTTCTCCGTCTTCCTCACACCCAGTAAAGATGATTTGGAAACTGAGGCATCGGTCTGGCATTGTTGTGACTGCGACTGCCAAACCATGTATGAACTCCCCGTGATATTTTTGATGTCCATGTGTAAATTCTTTTCTAATCCAAACCTTTGTATACGGAATGTTACTAATTAAATATGCCACCCTAAACCTCCTTTATCTCATCTTACATTTAGTCTTACCTTTTTTAGCGATACCATCAGCTCTCTTCGAAATTTTATTTGACTTCCTTTTCATCTTAGTTTTAACCACACCACCTTTTTTCATACCTGTGGGTTTAGGTTTAAATTTTTTAAGAGCGTCTCTAGCTTCTCCACCTAAAGTTCTATTTTTAGCTAATAGTTGATTATCTTTTCTTTCTTGATCTGTCATACCGGGACTGGATTGTGCGCTAACTCTATCTGCAGTTTTTATTCCTTTTACCCCAACAGCGCTATCTCTAGGTTTATTCATAGTGATATTTCTAGTTCTTCCACCATAAACAGATCCTTCGCCTTTGAAAGGAGAACCTACATTTTTACCTGTATCTTTTGTTTGAGTTCTATCTCTACCAGAACTCTTTTTTTCAGGTTCACCAACACGCTTTAACGCTTTGGATCTTTTAACATAACCTTTATCTTCGTCATACTTAAATGTATTCATGAAGTCACGAAGACCTTCTTTATCATTAGAAAAACCTTTATCTTTTAACATCTTTGGAGTTACTACTTTAGATGCTTTTTTTGGTTTTACTTTTTTAGTGCTTTTACTTTTAAGACCTGAAAATTCTTTGTAATCACTAGCTCTCATTACTTTCCCCAAAAAATTTGTTGTACTGCAATAATAAAAGCAGTTACAGCGCTTCCTGCTCCTGCTGCCCACATCAATGTTTTCCAACCACCCCTAGCCTCTGATAATACTTTGTGAATCTCTGCAAGAGATTTTTTAATTTCTTCTATATCAGCTTTCATATCCTCTACGTCAGAGTGAAGGTGTTTTATCTCATTTGCCTGAACAGCAACTTCACTTTTAATATCACCTCTGAAGATTTTCTGTATCTCTTCTTTTTCCATTAACACTTCCACCTTCTTCTAGCTTGTCGTAGACGACTATTAGGGTCTTTTGCTGCTTTAGGGAATTGTTTCATTTGCCCTGCAGAACGAGCGCAGAATGACTTGCGTCTTTTTGCGTCTTTAGAACCTTTTTTAACTTTACCTGTAACAGCAGTTTTTAACTTAGAACCGGGATTAGCTCTGCGATATGCAGCCACACCTTTTTTAGTCATGCCCGCACCTTGTTTAGTCGGGCGAAAATTACCCGACTTCACAGAGGTTTTAATCCCCATTCCTTTTCGTTTTTTCTTCTCGACCATTATTAGGTCTCGCCGCCACCTACATAGAATACGGTTACGCTGGTTATTGCAGCAGTATTACTGTTAGTTAAGTGCATACCAGAATCAAACAATATACCGTTATCAGGTATGAAAACATCTTCCGTGCCAATCGCACTAGAAGAAGTTAATTGTAGTAAGGTAGTTCCCGTAGCAGTATCACCGTTGCTGAGAGTTATATCAGCACTAGCGTTATGCACATACTGAATACCTTGTATTCTGGTTCTACCACTAATCTTTTGACCCGTATCCTTTGTAGTAAGAGCTTTTACGTCAGATGCAAAACTCATGTCTTACTCCTTTAAGAATCGGTTACGTCTAAATTAGCGTTTTGTAAATATTTAACAGTTACGTCAGCAATACCTTGTGTTCCGTCAGCGGTTACTCCGGGGGAGTATGTAGCGATTACTGTACGGTCAGTTGTTCCAATATTAATAGAAGCTGTAGCCATGCCTGTGCTATATGTTAAAGCTGCGGCTTTAGCGTTTGTGCTATCTAATAAAGCTGTTGTGGCTCCTGAAAAACCGACAGAAACTGTAGCTGCTGCAGAATTATTAGAAGCCTCTACAATATTTAACTGCACCTCTGTAATTTTTGAATTTGCTGGGATAACACCAACTGTAGATGTAGCGGTTGCGCCAACAATATCAATTACTGCTGACTGAGCCATTAAAACAAAACCAACGTTATTTACGTCAGTTCCTACAGTTGTGCCTGTTGTGTCTTTAATTGTTCCGGCCTTAACTGGACCAGAAAAGGTAGTTGTACCCATTTATTTCTCCTGTGTAGTAGCACATATACACACTTTCTCTACTACGTCTGCTAGGTCAGTTAAGTGTGTAGATTAACCCTAGATATTTACTTCTTATACCATTAAAATACATCAAATGCAACACAACAAATTATCATGAGAGTTAACTCTTTATATTTAAACCAAAAACAAATAAACCAGCTAATCTTCTTACAAAAACTATCTCTACCTGCTGATGACCCAGTTACACCGTCTGAAGAACCAGAAGGAGAATGGTTTTTAGTATATGAAAACAAAATACTAATAGCGTTTGGTTTAATTACTCCATCACGACAGTGGTTAGATACAGCATATTTATCTCGCTGCTGTGTGCATCCAGATAATAGAGGTTTAGGTATACAAAAATTATTAATTCGTAAAAGAGAACGATTTAGTAGAAAAAAAGGATATACATGGATTATAACGGATACATCAACTGACAATCCCGCATCCAGTAATTCCTTAATACGGTGTAAGTACAAAATAATATATCCAAGCTCTCCTTGGGGTAATGAAAATTCAATCTATTGGGCTAAAAGACTATGACAGATGATGAAAAAAGAAAACAGTATAAAAGAGATCACTACTTAAAAAATAAAGATACATATCTTAGGAGAAATAAAGAAAGAAAAAAAAGACTGAAAAAACAGTGGTTAGAATTTAAAGAATCTTTATCTTGTGAAATATGTGGAGAAAGACACATATCCACTATAGATTTTCATCATATAAAAAGAAGTAAAGATAATAGGCCAGTTAATAAATTAGTGTCAAATCACAATTTTAAAGATGCCTACGAAGAAATAAAGAAGTGTATGGTGTTATGCGCTAACTGTCATAGAAAGCTTCACCATCAAGAAAGGGTAGATAAGAAAAAGAAAAAGGGAGCAGTCGGCAAACGCTCCCTTTCCCAAGTGGAACCTTCTTACGAAGCTCCCGGAGAACCAAACATACCCAAAGGATCAGATACGCCAAATGAATAGCGCTCACGAGCCTTGTAACGTACGTTACCTGTATCAAAGTCTCCGTCCATAGAAGTCGCCATAGGCGCACGAACAAAGTGCTTCAATCCATTAGGTACATCAGTTGTTAAGAAGAAAGCGTTAGTATCAGTTAGATAATGATTAACTGTGTAACCCTCTGGAATAGCTCCAGTTGTCACAATAGCGTTAATATCGTTATCTGCTGTTCCTACTCTCTGCTGTGTTTCAAGTATACGTGTTGCCACGAACTGAAGTGCAGGAGGAATAATTAGCTTTCTTGGTTTAGCTGCAATCAACAAACCACGCTCGTCTGTCCAAGCTGCAATTTGAATTACCGCATCTTCAAGAGATGTTTCATTTAAGTCTGCGCCTGTTGTAGGACGGTTGCTGTTTGTTCCACCAGAAACTAGTGGGTGATCAGTTGCAAACAATACTTTTCCGTCACCATAGGTAGGATTACCTGTTCCAGTAAAGCCTTTGTTTAGAACTGCAGCAGCTTTAACCTGCTTTGTGTAAGCCATAGCACGAGCCAAAGCCTTTGTATAACGAGCGCCAAGACTATCATAAAGATTATCTTCAGAAGCCTCTTCGGTTATTGCAAAGCCCATAGCAACAGTTTCGTGCGTATAGCGAGCTGTAAATGCTTCTTGTGCGTTATCGTATTCGATAGCTGCGCCTTCAGATTTTACTGGGGCTGCTCCAAAGCCAGAAAGCTTTGTCTCTTCTTCAAACGAACGCTCAGAAGTCTCTTGCTCATAGATCTCCTTATGCTCTTCACCATA